TATCTTTAAGGACAAAATGGTACAACTGGAATCTGAGTACAATGCTTCAAAAGAGCAAAAGTCTAAAGATATAGCCGATCTGGAGAATGTCCTTATCTTTAAAAGACAGGAGCGTACTCATCTTGAAAAACCTTTAATCGAAAGAGAGAAGGCTGTACAAGAAAGGGAGACGAATGTTCAAGTCCGAGAGTTATTCATATCTGATAAAGAGCAGTCAGCATTTGAGCGAGAGCTTAAAGCCGATAAGCTGATATCAGATACCGAAGACTTATCAGACAGGCTTGGAGAAAAGAAACTTGACCTTGATAAGCGTGAGCAACAAGTCCTTTACAAAGAAAAAGTCCTTAAAGAGCGAGAGAATGAATATTTATTCAAAATAGATTCACTTCATTCGGAATATGCTAAAAGGGACATAGAAATAGCCTCAAAACTGGATTATCTCCGTGAGAGAGGTTACGAACTTGATGATAAGGAAGCTCAACTCAAAGTCAAAGAAAAGGAATTGAACGATAAGGATAGACAGATTGCAGACAAATACGCAACATTAGAAATCACACTTAATCACTTAAAAAAATGATACAAAGACAATCAATCAATACGAGAACAAATGGTGCTTCAAATAGCACTACAGCTCTCGCAGCGTTTGTTGATCGTAGATTCTTCTCGATTCAGAATCTTGACACAGGCGCACTATATGTGAAGTTCGGGTCAGGCGCTACAACATCGAGCTACGACATCATTTTAAAAGGTGGTGCTGGTGCTGCTGATGGTTCAGGTGGTGCAATCGTAGAAGCAGGAGAATGTGTTTATGGAGGTATTATAACGGTGGCTTCGTCGGGTACACCGAGTTACGTAGCATATGACATGTAAAAAATATGAAAACCGAAGAAGACGTACTAAAATATAATATTGCTCAACTCAAAGCAGAGGAACGAAACCTTACTATCGTTCTTCGTGGAATACAATCAGAGATTCTTAATTTAACTGCTGATAAGAAAAAGGTCATTGACAGCACAGAAGCTCTGATAGCTGATAAACAGGCAGCCAGCGAGGAATATAATTCACTCGTAAAAAGAAATGAAGACATTAAAACACAAGTCGCAGAAGCGAACAAAGAGCTTGATTCGGTCAAAGTCGAAGCTAATAGGATTCGTTCAGAAATTTCTGCTGAGCGCTCAAAACTTGATGTCGAAAGAAGTCAGTTGGAAAACGAAAAAGCGACACATCAAGTAGCAGTAGCAAATCTAGCAGAAGATAAAAGAGATTTTCAAACAAAGGTCGATAAACTTACTAAAGCACTTGAATAAACATGAGTAATGCCACCAAAGATGTAAATAGCGTATCAACACTCATCTGTCCTTTAAATACAGACGGTGTAACTATACAGAGAGTGTATGTCGTTCCGACTACTCACGCACTTTGCATTTCTGACGGCACTACAGGAACTGATTATGGATTCACTCGTGCTATTAAAGATGACAACGGAGTATCGGTACTCATTGGCGTGTCATCAGCAGATTTTACTACCCCTGTAGCTATATATGCGGATAGCAACGGTAATCTCCTAACAAAAAGTACATAAATATATGGGATATTCAATCAAAGATGTCAATAGTGTCGCAACTCTCGTAGGAGTATCAAACGTAGACTATTCTACTCCTGTTACTGTCGCCGTAGACCCTGTCACTCATCGTGTCCTTACCAATGCTACTGCAAGCAGTGGTATTCTTTCTATAAATGGAGATACAACACAAGCACAGGTAATTGCTGCTGGCACAGGTATATCTGTGGCTACGGTGGCAGGAACTACTACTATAACGAATACTGGTGCGACAGGAACGGTTACATCTGTCTCTGTGGTATCAGCTAATGGATTAGCTGGAACAGTCGCCACAGCGACTACTACGCCTGCTATTACTCTTTCCACGACAATAAATGCTCCTGTCCTTGCAGGTAATGGCACAGCAATTTCAGCCGCCACAACGACAGGTTCAGGTTCGACTGTCGTATTGTCTGGTTCGCCATCTCTCACTACTCCTAGCATCGCATCAATTACTGTTTCTGGTGGAATACTCACATTACCTACAGGTGCAACAGATACACTTGTCAGCAAAAATTCGACGGATACTTTAACAAATAAGACTCTTACATCACCAGTTCTTACTACTCCTACACTTGGCGTAGCATCAGCAACAACTATAAATAAAGTAACAATTACAGCTCCTGCTACTGGTTCAACTTTGACTATTCCCGATGGTGTTACCTTAACTGGACCAGCTTCATCTGGTACAGCTATGACACTTGGAAATGCGGAGACTGTGACGGGAGCTAAGACATTTCAGAAGATTATAAACACTGTTACGGCAATGGTTGCGCAAGCTCTTGATGGTTCTACTGCCAATATCTTTACTCGAACATTGGCGGCTTCTGAAACATTTACACAATCAAATTTTTCAATAGGTCAATGTTTTATGGTGGTTGTAAAACAAGGTTCAGGTACTTCATATACAGTAACGTGGTTTTCTGGTATTACATGGATTACTTCAGGTGGTACTGCTCCTGTTCAAACGACTACATCTAACGGATATACTTCATACGGATTTCGCTGTACCGGGTCAAATACTTTTGAAGGATATTTAATTGCCACACAATAATATGTCAGTACAAACCTTTACAACTACAACAACATGGACAGCTCCAGCAGGGGTTACTTCTGTTCAAGTAGAAGTGTGGGGTGCTGGAGGTGGTGCTGGTGGTTCAAATGGTTCAATTCCTACAAGTGGCGGATCTGGTGGTGGTGGAGGGGCTTATTCAAAAAAGAATACTATAGTCGTTACTCCTGGTAATACTTATACTGTAACTGTCGGAACTGGTGGAACTGCTGGTACATCATCTGTAAATGGAGGAGACGGTAATGATTCATGGTTCTCTACTTCTGGCACAGTTTTAGCTAAAGGTGGTAAAGGTGGTCAGAAAAATGGTGGCGGTGGAGGTGCAGGTGGAGCTTCTGGTTCAGGTATAGGAGATACTGTTTATAGTGGTGGCGATGGTGGAATAAATGGAAAAGACGCTGGATCATACTATGGTGGTGGTGGTGGTGGTGCAGCCGATACAGGTGGTAATGGTGGAACAACTACAGGTAATGGAGGTGGTTCTGCTGCTTCTGGTGGTATTGCTGGCGCAGGCGCACAAGGCGCACAAAGTAGTGGTAATGGTTCTACTGGAAATAACTACGGTGGTGGTGGTTCAGGTTCTTACGGTTCTGGTACATCTGGTGGAATCGGTGCAGGAGGTTATGTTCGTTTAACATATACAGCTTCAACTACCAATGCAGCTTTTTTACTTAATTTTATATAAATATATGTATACATACACAGGCTCTCTACAACTCGCAAAGCAACTCACAAACAATACGAACACCACTTCGTTTGATGCTTTTTTTGCTACACAATTACAGCAATATGACAATGAAACAGTACATAAAATACCTTCTATCTATACCGAGCGAACGAATAGTGTTTCGATGGTTACATATCCTGGTGTTCAATTCTATGAAATGCCACAGAATGTCCGTAAAATTATTACACTTTCAGTTTTGGTGAATAACAATAGCGGTACAATTCCAGCGGTAGCAGGATTTAATTGGCAACCTGAAGAATGTCCTTCGATGGAACGTTGGATCACCTTAAATATGAATCAGAATATTCAATCTGACATTCCACAGTATTATTTCTTTTATGATGGTCAAGTAGGTCTCTATCCTAAACCTGCGGTTGGTTACAATCAGGCAACTATTCGCTATCAGGAAGACTCTAAAAACTTCTCACAGCCCGATTATACGACAGGAACTATAGTATCAGTACCATTTACTGCCACACTCACCGCCACGCCTATTGTAGGGGCTTTGTCGGCTACTTTATCGTCTAATTGGACACTTCCTACAGATACCTATGAAATGGTCTTTAATACAGGCGAAAAAAGGCTTGTGACCTTAACAAATGGTGCAACTACGGTTACTTGGACTTTTGGACTTGTTTCTGCTGAGACAACAGCAGTTACTATCAATACTGCGACTGGCGGTTCAATCGTTACAGGAAGTGGTACATCATGGGCTACTTATATGCAAGGCTGGTATATGCAGATTGCACCAACGACAGGAGATGGTATTTATTACAAAGTAGAGACTGTTTACAACACAACTACTTTGGCACTTAAAAAAGGCTATCAAGGTGTTGCTATATCATCAGGTTCAGCTACTTATCTCATCGGAGAAACTTCACAAATACCAGAAGCATATCAAGTCATTCCTATTTATATGGCAGTCGCTCAATACTACGAGACTATTTCTGTTGACCCAGAAAGAGCAAGAGCATATACGGAAAAGGCAGATAAATCATTTGCACAGATGATGATTGACTTCGGTAATAAGTCTACTGATCCGACTGTACATGATGATTTTGGTAAGAGTCTCATCAATCCTAATTTGGCTGTGAACATCACAGGTTCGTCAACTAATCAATAATAATGGATAACGATATTAAAAAACTTAATGATTCTATACAAGCTCTTTCAATAAGATGTTCTTATTTGGAGCAGAATCAAATAAGCTATACAATGCCACATGAAATTCGCAGTAATGTTCAGCGTGCTGTAATTTTTGGTACTCAATATGCAGGTGTCCTATCAGGTGCAACAAATCCTACTCTCGAATCTTCACCTAGTTATCTTCAAATAACTTATAATGGCAAACTTTGGAATGTTCCTGTAAATGCTCCTATAACTTCTGGTTCTGGTGCGCCTACATTTAACGCTCCTGAAGGTACTTTATATTCAAGAACAGATAATGCAACTGTCTATATAAACACAAACGGCGCAACAACATGGAGTTTAATTTCTTCATCTTCTGCTCCGACTGGTACAATATCTGCTTTTGGTGGTTCATCTGCTCCTACAGGATATGTCTTGTGTGATGGCACATCATATGCTCGCTCAGGTACTTATGCAGCACTTTTTGCGGTCATTGGTACGACTTATGGAAGTGCAGACGGTTCTCATTTTAACGTGCCAGATTTAAGAGGTAATGTTCCTGCTGGTTATAAATCAGGCGACACAAACTTCGGTACTCTAGGTGGCGCAGTCGGTGAAGCAACTCATACACTTTCTATTACAGAAATGCCTGCCCATACTCATCCACAAACAACAGGACAATTTGCATCAGGTACTTCTTATCCTACTACTTCTGCTTATAACACGATTATAAATATAGGAAATACTGGATCAACTGGTGGTGGTGGAGCGCATAACAACATTCAGCCGTCTTTAGTTGTTTCATTTATCATCAAAACATAATAACATGACAATCGTAATACCATCATCATTCAAAAATTTCGGAGTAGGAGAAACAAACATTGACCTTCTTCAACTCAATACATCTACTGTATTAGGAGATTTTACTGGTACTTTTAATTGTGACTTATATACTAATAAAGGAAAGATTCGTGTATCTCCTAGAGGAATGTTTAATACCGCAACTGATGACGTTCCTGTGGCAATAAAACCTTATAATAATAAATGGGTAACGGCAGCAGGTAGATATGTCTATATGACTTCTACATTGAATCCTTCTGGTGGTTTTACGAAAGACGCTACTGCAAGCACTCCTACTGATTTAGATTCTCGTTATACAGATATGGAAATATTTAATGCTACTACCTATGCTTATGGACAGTTATATGTAACAGGCTCTGGTTCAAATATATATATGTACAATGGTGCAACATGGTCTACTCCAGTTACAGGATTAAGTGTTGTAGGCAATACTCCTCATTTACTTTGTGTATTCAACAACTTGATGTACATGAGTAATAATCTTACGGATATCGTTTCGTGGAATATATCAAATGCAGGAAATACTGTAGGAAACCAGAACACGATAACTGTAAAAACTGCAAATGCAAACAACCTATCTATTACGTTCATGAAGGTAGCTCAAAATAGAATGTTCATAGGTACTATGAGTACACTAGGTGGACATGGATATGTTTTCGTCTGGGATGGTATTTCTCCTATAACTTTTGATAAGCAAATTGAACTTAAATCTAACGGAGCATATTCATGTGTTGTTTTGAACGATATACCTTACATCATAGATGCACGAGGATTTTTAATGGAATATAACGGAGCTAACTTTGTAGAAATTGCAAGACTTCCTCTTTATAATAAAAGATTATTGAGTGGTGCTAATACTTTCTATAACAGTCGTTTCATTCATCCAAATGGTATGACAGTTTCATGGGATAAAATAAATATACTTGTCAATAATGCTGTTGATACTGGTATAGAGCCTTACTGTCCTTCAGGTGTCTGGGAGTATGAGCCGTCTGTAGGTCTGTATCATAAAGCATCATTCACAAATACTGGGGTGGGGACAACAACCATAACTGACTATGGACAAAACTATGTAACTGGTGTAGGCGCTTTAGTAGACGCAAATGTTTATTCTGGTGCTGGATCATATGCAGGTAATTTATTATTCGGTGGCAGTACAGCATTTTCAACTGGAATAAATACAAACGATTCTCTAAATACTACTCAGAAATGGGGTTATATAATCACTCCTGAAATGTACTCATCAAACATAGAAAGTATGTGGGGAATGGTATATGCACGTTATAGAAAATTATTGAATAGTGCAGATGAGATAGTTTTGAAATATCGTTCTATCGTTGACATACCTACAGAGCAGTCAATCACTTGGATAAATACATCTTCTTTCACAGCATCTTCTTCCGTAATTACTGCTGGTTATGCTGTTGGAGATGAGGTCGAAATAGTACAAGGATATGGTGGGGGAAAGTCAGCTCACATCACATCAATAACAAATAGTGGTCTGACTGTTGCGCTCGATGACACTTTCACAGGAGTGGGGACAAATACTGCTACGGCTCGTTTTACACATTGGATTAAACTTGGTACAATAACACCAACTACAACTCTAAAACCTCAGTTTTCAAAGTTTTCTTTTCCTATAAATAATAACGACACAAAGATTCAGCTTAAAGTCTGTATGCAGTTCTTGGGTAACGATGAATTAGAACAAGTACAGGTAGTCGAAAAGCCTGAAGTAATAGCTTCTTAATAATAAATAACATGCCAATACCAAACATTAGTCAAGGACTGAACGCAATAAACAAACCTTTTAATCTTTCCAGTATGCTTTCTTTTGGACAAGGAAATACTAATAGTCCAGTAAATACTCCTGCTCCAGTCGGACAAACTGATCCGTCTAAAGTAGCCAGTTCAACAGCAGTCCAACATCCTGCTAATACTTCTGCACAATCAAATGTTATAAGTCAAGGTGCAAAAAGTAACGATTTAGTAAGTCAGTTATATAATCAAGTTTCACCTGCTGACGCAAATAAAAATATTGCTACAAATGGATTATATGCTCCTAAAGTAGCTAATTCTCCTCAGCCAACAGGTAGTGGAACACCTGCAAATACAGGCAATAACTCTCTTGGATATGGTATTGGTACAACAACTCCTACAACTCCTACAACACCAGTCGCAAAAAATCCTGCTACAACTACGACAAATCCTTCAACTACTGATAACGCTATGTTGAATGACCCTCTATTGTCGGCAATAAACGCAAACATAGAAAATGTTGCTGGTCAAGAAGCCAATATACAAGGCAATCAAAATAAATTCGTAACAGACCAATACGGAAATGCTCTATCTAGTCCTACAACAGCAGATTTCTTTAATAATCAAACAGGTGCAGGAAGTTTCAATGCTATGAAAACCGCACAGGAAGAAGGAAATCTAGGACTTGAAATGTCAGCTTTGCAATCAGGTTTTAATAACAGAGAGAGTCAACTAGAGAAAGGATATACCCCAGTAGCGGTAGCCCCTGGAACGACTGAAGTCAATCCATATAATGCTCAGCCTATCGCTGGCGGTCTTGGTGGATATGAGGGATACCAGAACGCTCAACAGGTCAATAATCTTATAGGTTCATATCCTGATGCGAAAGACGCTAATGGACAGTCATTCAAGTATGACCAATCACAAACCCCTGCTGAAAATCTACAAAACTTCCAAAATAATTACTTGAAAAACTCTCCTACATATCAGCAATCTACTTACGGAAAAGCAGGAGCAAATTCTGTATATGAGGCAGGACAAATAGCAGGTAATGCAGGTGCTATAGCATCTAATACTCAGACTGCAGGCGAATTAAGTGGTATACGAGACAGTGTTTCAAATATGAGTAATGCGTTGATAGGACAACTTGCGACATCTAAAAACTTTAATCCATCTAACATAACTGCGGCAAACTCAGCAGTTCAAGCCATTGCTTCAAATACAAGTGATCCTCAATACCAGACTTTGCTGAATCAGATGACAGATATTGCAGCAACCTATGCTCAAATACTTAATCCTGGTGCTTCAACTGATTCGTCTCGTGCTACTGCACAAGGATTGATAAATACTCTGGCTAAGGGATCGACAATCCAGCAAGTTATTCAAGGTCTTGATGCACAGGCTCAAAAGAAGATTAGCGGTTATCAAACGGCTGCAGGAGATATTAGTGGTGGAAGAAATCCTAACCCTTCAGCAGGTCAAGTTGGTCCAACAGTAACTGCACCAGATGGAACACAAATAATAATCACTGACTAACATGCCAATTTCAATGACACGAGCGCAATATCAGGCAACCTACGGAGCGCCTCCGCCTATTTCAGATGCACAAAATAATCAGATTACACCTTCTCAACCTCAACAAGATAATACTGCTCAACCAGTTAAAATGACGAGAGCAGAGTATCAACAGAAATATGGACAAGCTCCTGTTGTACCTGGCGCTTCTTCAACAGGAGATAGTGGATTTTTAGGTGATATACAAAAAGGTGATTTTGGGGGAGCAATTAAAAATGCAGCAGATTTTGCATTTCCTATAGTAGGGGATGTGTACCACGATATTAAAGGTGATGGTACTAAGACAGGTTTACAACAAGTTGGAGATGCCGCTCTTTCGATACTTCCTTTTATTCCCGGATTAGGTGAGTTTGGAGAAGCTGCACGAGGCGTACAAGCTGGCGTAGAGGGTGCAGGAGCTATTGCTGATGCTACAAAAGGTGGTAATTTAATCTCTAAGGCATTATCAGGAAAAGGAATTATTGGAGGAGCAACTACTGGTTATGGTATGGGTGTTGCCTCTAATCTTTCACAAGGAAAAGATATTGGTCAGTCAATAAATCCTTTGGATATAAATAATGATATCAGTGCAGTATTAGGTGGTGTGACTGGTGGATTGGCTAATAAGTTTGGAGGAGCAGGTGAAGGTTCGTTACAAAAAAGTGCCACAAAAGATATAACGAATGTATTGAACCCTACAGGTAAAGAAGACAAAGCTATTACTCAAAAAATAGCTCCTCAATTGGCACAGAAAGGTATTATTTCAACCTCTCGTGAAGGATTACTTGAAAAGTATCAGGGTAATATGGAAAAAGCTAGTGAAGATTTGGAGAATGGATATCAAGCACTTCCACAGGATGCAAAGTTTGAAGTTACAAATCTTTTCAAGAATCTAAATCAAAAAATCAGTGATTTGTACATAAATGGAAAATTGCCTTCGACTAATAAAGCGGATGCAGAAGCACTTACCACTATGACACAAGACCTTGCAAATATAGGTCTTACTCCCTCGGAAGACGGACAAAAGATATTTTCAGATGTGGCAAATGTAAGAAAATTGAGACAGTCAATAGACAATGCCACTAGGGGTGGTTTTTCTCCTACTGCATTGGATACAGTAAATAAATCAGCTCGGTTAGAATTATCTAATTCGATCCGAAGTGAGTTTGCTAAGCAATATCCTAATATTGCGAAACTGAATAAAGATTTTAGTTTCTGGTCAAAAGCATCACAAGTCCTTGAAAATACAATAAACAGAAAGACTGGACAAAGCGGAGTAATTAGAAAAGGTATAGCTGGCGGTATAGGTGCAATGAGTGGATTACCTAGTGGTCATCCTATAATTGGAAGTGCTATCATGAAAGGATTATCTGATTTTGTGAATAGTCCTGCATGGCATACGACCAGTGCATTGGTAAAATCAAAGTTGGCATCAGCATTAGAAAATGGAGACTCTAACACTGTTAGTCATTTAATTAAAGGTTTAGTCGCTTCAGCTCCGGGTTTAGTAAACAAACCAGTGCAATCGTTCTTAACGGAGTTTAACAATCCCCAAATATGACATCAGTAATTTTCCAAAATATAGTTAATCCGATACAACCTAGTATTAAGTCAATCATGGTTAAAATATATCACATTATCAGTAATAAATCAATCCGATGATAGAACCCGGAACAAATAGTGCAGGAACACCTGCTAAAATAGAAAACGCAAACGGCACGATAATAAATCCTGCTACTGGTTTTGCTATACCACCATATAATGCGATAGTTCCAAACTATTCAGGTTCAACTTCCGATGTATATGTATATAAATCTGGCGGTGTAAGCGGTACTACTGTAGCGACTCTCACGATCAACTACACCGATTCAACTAAAGCAGTCATGGCTTCTATAATTCAAACTTAAATGAAATTTGTATTTAATCCCTTCACCTCAAATCTCGACGCAGTCAATACAGGCACTATCGGTGGCTCAATCGGTGCTACACAGATAGCCTTCGGTTCAGGGACTAACACTATAACAGGTACTAATAATGCGACTTTGGATAGTAGTGGTAATGGCTCTTTTAGGGGTAAAGTTTCCGTAGGAGACGCCACAAATACAGGCGCTGCCACAATCCGTTTTACACCTCAATCTGGTGGAGAGTTTAGATTTGCCTATCTTAATTCAGTTTCATCTTATAAACCTACTGGCGCTGGTAGCGATGTCTGGGTTCTTACTAGTGGTGCAGAGCCAACAGGTTCAGGGGGATATTTCCCATTTTGGGTAGATTTTGGAGACCAATCTTTACATTCCTACGGTGCAGGATACTTCGGTAATGGCGGTTCAAGTTCTTATTGGCAAGTTGGTGGTTCAACAATTTCCATAAATCCACAAGGTAAAAAAGGTCTTATTTTCTATAATGACGGAAGCGGACATCAAGCCTACATGGGATATGATGGCGGTGTGTTCAAATTTGATAACCAAGACTGGGCAAGTATTTGGATGTCATTAAATGGCGAATCAAGATTTTTTCAAATGTCGGCTAGTGGGGGTCATTCTCACATTCTTCAGTTACAGGAAGATACTTTTTATTCCACACACACTTATCATGGCTTTGGTCTCTCAAATCCTCAATTTGTTTTAGATGTTTATGGTAATAACTTCGGTAGTGGAGATAGCGAAGGTATTGCACAAATATCAGGTGAAAGTTCAAGCGACAATCGTACTCGTATATTTTTAAAAAACAGAAACTCTCCCGTCAACACAAGTCGCTCTACAGTATTTCATTGGTTAGGTTCTGATAATGTTGGATATGGAAACATTGAAAGTAAGTATGAAATGGGTAACGATGTTTACAAAGACGGCACTCAAACATTTTATCTTTATGATTCTATTCGTGGTGGGCTAGATTTTCTCTTTGACCCTAATGGTGGACTTACTCTTTACAATAATCTCTCTGTTGCAGGAAATGTTAATCTTGGTCAGAATTTAAATAATGTCATTACTAATGTTAGTCAAATAGCTCAAGTGGGTTCAGTTACTGCAGCAGGTCATGACGGACCAAACTATCTTGTGAAAGCGGGTAACTTCGGTTATTCAGTCGACTATGCTTGTCATCTTCAGATTTATGATTTGACGATTCCAACCAACCCGAAAATACTTGGAGTTTATTATCCTACTTATATCACTGGAGGAAGTCCTGGAACTTGTGCAGTTCAAGGTAACTATGTATATCTGTTTGGAAATGGTAATTATATGGAGGTCATTGATGTTACAAATAAAGATGCTCCTGTATTCTTTGGGTATTGCACATTAACAGGAGCTTCATATTATCAAGGTACAGCAGTAGCTGGTTCGTATGTGTACACGGCTGACAACACAGGAAATCTTGTTGTAGTAGATGTTTCAAATCCATCATCTCCTAAATTGGCGAATACAATTAGTACAGGATTTGTGTCAGGATTTTATACTCTAGTAAGTGAAAATAATTTGTTCGTTTCTCTTTACAATGGAGGTAGCACATATCTGAATATATATAGTCTTCAAAATGCCTCTAGTCCATCTCTAGTTTCTTCGACATTTGTTGAATCAGGCTCTGGACCATCACTTCAAGTTAATTCTCCATATGTTTACGTTCCAATGTATAATACTGGAGATTTGGTTATATTAAATATCGGTGATTTAACAGCACCTTATATTGTTTCAACGACACACTTGGGTGCATATCAAACATTTTGTACTCTTAATGGTCGATATATATTCTCTACTGGCTACCATGACTTTTGGTGTATGGATGTGTATGACCCAACTGCTCCTGTAGGTGTTGCTCATCTAAGTTATGGAGGTTCGGTCAATGGTATCACCTCTGATGGTAACTATGTGTATCTTGTAGATAATAGTGCTGGCGACCTTTATGTTATTAAATTCGCTGGTCTAGAAGTCGCTGGAATTAACGCAGGAGCAATTAAAACAGGTCGATTGGAAGTAGATGGTCCTGTATATTCACAAGGAGTCGTTACTGGTGGTTCTGGTGTTGCAGCAGGTGCAGGTGGAGTGGCTTCAGTCGGTCCAGTAGCAACTCTAAATGCGATGTCGGCAGCGATGGGATATTTATTACCAGATTACACTACGATTAGTTCGCCAGTAGAGGGTCAATTAGCTTATAACTTTTCAACTCATGCCCAAACTTATTATAATGGGTCATCATGGGTTTAATTAAAAACATATGTCATTAATACCACAAATAAAAAGATCAGTTCCAACAATCAGCGAGACAGTAGACGGTCAGAAGGCTTCGCTTATCAATGTAAATAATACGCTTAGTGCTGGTATAGCTTCCATTTTCAATGGAGTATTCAATAACCCTAACTACACACCACAACAAGTTCTAATTCAATGGGGAACAGACGCAGGTGCATTACTCCAATTCTTGACTGTTGGTCAGCAAGTTCTTTCTGTTGTGAATCCTTCGTATATAACCCTGACGACAACAATAAAGACAACAACTAATCCAGACGGAACAGTAACAGTAAACTAACATGATAGTCGCCTGCCCATTTATAAATAGAGGTCTCAAAACACATGAAGTCTGGCTTCACAATTTTCAGCGTGTCCGTATGCCAAGAAGTGAGATGAAACTTCTCTTTGTGGATATGGCGAAAGATGACGAGATAACTGCCCTATTCAAAAAGTATATCGCAGAGCATGGTAACGAATGGAAGTCAGTAGACTACATCAAAGACCCACCTAAGAAATATGCTGATGTGGCTGAAAGCCCTCGCAAAGATGAGCAAAGGGAATTATTCCTTACAAAGAGATTTACGGTTGCCGAAACCCTACAAATAATCAATCAATGGCGCAAGGATAATGGTGGTGGAGGAATAGTTTTCTTTGAAGACGATATCGCCGTGCCTGAGAACGCTTATGAACGAATGTTACCTGAATTAAAAGGTGATGTATGGTCAGTTGGTGGTGTTCAATGCCCTCGCATGAAAACATGGCACGAAGGTAAGGCTCTGCTCATTTGGAATCTTGATGAGGGTCATGTGATAAGAAACATCCACTACAAACAAGAGAAAGAAACTGGTACTGATTACTTCACCTCTACAGCTACAGGTTTTCAAATCTATTCTGGTGAGTTTTTGGACAAGCACGACTTTCCTTGTAATGAATTTTGGGGTCAGGATATCTTCGCTGGTATATCTATCAGAAATCTCGGAAAGAAGTTAGCTGTCTGTTGGGATATAAAGTTCGTACACTTTGAACACCTCGGTACTGAACAGGCTCTCATATTCAAAAGCTATCAATGTAAAACACCTCTCTACGATACAGACGGAACGGACTTAACTTTAAATCCAGCGCTTGAATACAAAGTACCTGAATCAAACAAAGGTAAAAGACGAATTAACGTTGGCAAAGCCAGTCCACACTATATTTATGAAAATAGACTATAAAAATATTCATGGTTCTTTAATGGATGAGCAAGCTCGTATGCTTCACAACTGCGCTATTGACGCACCTATCGCCAACTTCCTAGAAGTCGGGACTTTCGTGGGTCGTTCTGCTTCGGTTATAGGACAAGTCGCAAAGCTCCGTAATGGCTTTCTAATCTGCGTGGATTGGTTCGCTAAAGGTCAATCATATTGGAACGATAGAAGTGTGGTTTACAAGGACACTCTAATTTCCTTTAGGGAGAATATGGAGAAGCTAGGGCTGAACGATAGAATAATCACCTTACGAGGTCGAAGTGAGAATGTCTTACCTCTAGTTCAAGGGTCATTTGGTATGGTCTATATTGACGGAGGACACTTTGAAAAGCCTCTCACGGGGGATTTAAACTGGGCATGGGAACATACAGTCAAAAACGGCTTTATCTGTCTCCATGATTACGGAAACAAAGAATATCCAGATGTAAAGACAGTCATTGACAAGTTCATTAGTGAGAAAGGGATTACGATTTATCTACAATCAGGGTCGTTGGTTGTATTAAGGAAGTAATCCACAGCATGATTATCAAAATAATGTTATAATAATATCCATGAACACACCAACAGTAACAGCAACAAAATTATCAAACGGAGAAATCAAAATCTCTACAACCACAACACAAACAGACCAAGCTGGTAATTCCTATCAGACTACTTCTGTAGAATTGGGTAATCTAGTGGGTTTAAATAATCAGGTTAAGTTTCTAAACGATAATATAAAACAACTTCAGGCTCAATTAGCTTTAGCAGAACAAAAATTACAAGCCTATAACCTTGCAACAAATGCCTAAAATCACTCCAAAAGAAGCCCTTAATAACCTTTACAACGCTACTCGTCTAGCTAAATTGACCGCAGAGGAACATGCTTTTCTAGTAGAATGTGCCAAAGTCCTTGACACTATTATCAATCCTAAACCTGCAGAGGAGAAGTCTGCGTAAATTGTCATGCAGGATTATTCATTAACAACTAAAATGGAACTCATGGCAAAAGATATAGATTATTTAAAAGGAGAGGTAGGAGAGATTAAGCAAATGATCAAAGACCATGCTCTTGCCGAAGAGAAAGTTTGGGAAAAGGTAATGAATAAGATTGATGAGAAAATTTCGACTAAAGCTAATGTTTGGGTAGAGAAAGCGTTTACATGGGGTATTTATCTAGTTGCAGGAGTAATTATCCTTGCCATTGTCGGACTAGTTATAAATACTGCCAAAACACACGGAGCGATTTAACAATATGCAATTCAAACCATTACCCCGAAGAAAAATAAAGACATTTGTAAAGGGGATATTTTCATCAACAATACCTTTTGTTGTCCGTGAACCAAATGCAGTATGGCAACCGCCTTTCTTTGAGAATCAAAAGTGGGGTAATTATGATTCAGACGACTGCTGGTGTCTCTCTTCGGTCCAATGCGCCACGATCCAAATTAACTGGCTACTTGCCAACAATCAATTCGGTACAGAAGCTCTTAACTTTTTCAATACTAATGGTTATATAGTTAATGGCACTTTCCAACTATCGGAACTATTCCATGAGATACTTTGTGGAAACCTAGATAATGGAGGTACTTCACCAGAAGCATGGCAGTCATTTGCTTCAAGAGGCTTTATACCCCGTTCAATGCTCAACTATAGTCAGGCTTTAGCTAATGCAGATTCTAGTGAGGAAGTATTTATTGAGGATTACTATAATGTTTCTCGTGTAACACCTGCTATGAAAGCTCTAGGTCAGCAATTCTTAAAGTATGTAACCATTCAAAGTCAGGGTATTTCTACAGATATACAGTCAATGAGAACAGCTTTACAGCAAGCACCATTAAATATTGGTATTCCAGTAGACGGAAATCAGTGGAATCAAGTGAATGTACCTGTAAACACGGATACATCGATCTGCCACGAAGTGTCGTTGCTAAGTATTGATTCTGTGGGCAATATGACTATAAATGACCAATATCAGCCTAATCCTAAGTTTCTGGCCTCTGGTTACTATGTTGGAGTAGCCACGCAAGGCTTTATACGCCCTATACAGCCTATTGTGGTCGTACCGCCTATTCCTCAACAGCAAAGAATGTCTAATTCGTTCTATGCAGGGGTTTTAGCCTTTTGGAAGCAATGGTTTGGCTCTATACAAGCCAAAAAGGTCGGTGTATAATTATTATCAGATTTATTAAACTAACAATAAAAACATGTTCGCATATATAAACAGTCATAAAGTTCAGATCGGTATAATTCTTACTTTCGTTATTACAGGTCTAGGTTCAATTACAAGTCTCGTCTCCCCACAGGTAGCTGTAGTAATCGGTTTCGTTTTGTCAGGATTGACAGCAATTGGACACACATACAACATTATCACAGGAGTTAAATAGTGATATACTAATAGCAAGGAAACGAACACACAACTATCGGTAAAATGTCGCTATCCTAAAACAATTATCCACTACACTGTAATAGTGGATTTTTGTTATGGGTGTATACTTAGATCAGACCCTTGATTAAACATAACCGAGAGTTATGAATCAAGACCAGCTCTAAACAACTCAACTTGAAAGGAAACTTATGGAAAATAAACCTGCGGTCTGCCGTTACTGCAACAAATCATTAAACGGACAACCCTGTTTTCATCGTCATCACGAAACTTTTTGCGACGTGAATTGTGCCACACTCTGGGACTATGCTGATATTTTCACTATCCCAGCTACAGCAATCAAACCTGTTGATAAACCTTTTGAGAAGGAGTTTGTATGACCTACTCACCATGCTTAATCTGTATCTGTCGGTATCGTTGCCAGTTAGCGAACGACAACACAACCGAATGTCCAGTCTTTGCACACCCTCCTGAAGAACCACCTACGCACATTCAAAACGAATTGCCTTGGGACGCTCTCGAAGGAACTGATCGAGGAGGTGGAACATGAAACACCTCTGGGTAGATGTTGTCATCCTACAAGGCTCTGACATACAAATGAACAATCGCTTGCACAAGGTTTGGAACTTACCTTTCCAATCTATGACACTAGAATCATTGTCGTCAAAAACGGCAAGAAAACTATTCTTGTGCCGAAATAACAAAACACCGCCATTTATTTGACGGTGTTTCTTTACTCTGTGATAAATAGCTAAAATCCTTGCAAGGACAGCGTGAGATTACATTCTACCATATCTTACTCTTTGGGGTAGGGGATTATTCATTAGGTGGATTTATTCTTCCAAACGCCTCTTTAAGCATTTTTACAAGCCATTCGTTCTCCTTTTTCGTTCTGAATGATTCAACTCCAAATGTTTGATAACCTATAGTAAAAGTTACTCTCCAGTTTTTACCATACTTTTGCATCTGAACTTTTGGCATTACGACTTCTTCTTTCATTTGTTTATAGGGGTGAGGGGGATTAAATCCATTCAATAGTTGGTTTTCCTTGATAGCCAATTTCCCATACGAACCAAGCGAACGCCATTGTAGAACTCATTTTCTTTCCTGTAACCTCATCATTTGATTTTCCGTTTCTCATAGGTTGCTGTCTTTTTTTAAAAACATATACTGTTCGTAATGGTGTTTTTTGAAGAAATGTTGCTCGCTTTTGACCTTCAAGAGCTTGTAACTTACCAAACATTATAACTTTTTTTGTAGCTATTCTCAAAGATTTTTCCACAAACTCTTGAAACAAATTAAATGGAGGATTTGTAATTACTGTTGCATATTCCCCAACAAAATCAGTGGTAAGAAAATCTGTTCCCACATTTCCATATCCTCTATCAATCAAATCAAAAGACTTTGTTCTATACCCATCTAACAGTTTTGATATATGTCCCTCACCACATGATGGTTCTAAAGCAGGGTAAATAATCTCCTCAACAGCCAGCAATGCTTTTGTACTATCTGGGTGTGTAGCATAATAATCATTATCTGCTCTACCTCTGGCTGGGTTTCCACCAGCTAATTTTCCGCCTTGATTCATATATATTTACGAGTTAGTTGGGGAGGGAAAAGTTCTTAATAATGCCTGGTAACATTCTTTAAAAGGATTTTGAAAGAATACACATGGTTGATTGTGGCAAGCGTGGCATGTTGGACATTCCTCATGTGTACATTCAGGACAGTATTTTTTCTCACCCATTTCTATTTTCATATATTTTTTTAGTTAATTTATAAAAGCGTCAAAGAACAATATCACTTTCTATTTCGTTCCCCCATACGTCCCAACCCTCGGTTTTTTGTCGTGCAAAGAGTTCAATGCGCGGCGCATTACCAACAAGGTCAATAATTCGACCCCGAACACAATCAGTTTTTTTTGAATGTCCTTCAATGGGCGTATCAACAACAGAGTGAACACCTGCGTATACGCGAGTAGGGCTTCCTTTTGTGGCAAGTAAACATAACTCGGCATTGGCGCGTGTCCACCTACCCATTCCCCAAAACCAACTATCTGCTTTCTTATTGCGCTTTACCCAAGTGAACGCCACTGTTTTGTAGTTGAAACCCCACGCCTTTATCAAGTCAAACGCCTCGTCGAGTTTCGGCATTGTTACCCAGAGAAATAAAATACAGTCGGTGTCGGCAATACCTTTCACATCCAATGCCTCTAACCACGCTTTGCTTTGAACGGGATATTTGCACCCAGCACCTCTATTTCCAGCGAGGGCTTTATCCCTATAAGACCAAGGCGGGTCAGCGTAGATGATGTTGTATTTCTTGTACCGCTTCACACACTGTTGGCACTTTCGCCAATCCGCTTCGGATCCGATTGTGTGCCAACCGCACGCCTCTATCAATTCACTTTTTAGTTCTGTTGCCATATTTAGGTTTTATTGATAATGCTTGCTCCACCACTACCACAGGTTACGCAATACAAATGTTTAGGGTGGGTGCATGGTTTAGGTTTCTTTTTCATCGTAATTCTTTTATCTCTTTAATGGCTTCTTCACACAGGGCGATTTCGGAATCAAGACACTGATTAAAACCTTCTCCTTGTTCCCAACCACATGAACATTCGTAACTGTCGCACCATTTATCGTGTTTCAATTCCCTTTTCTTCCCCCTCAACCTCTTCACCTCTTCTTCAAGCTGGTGGAGGTAGGAGGAGGTAAGAAAATGTTTAATATCTTGTGATTCATCTGTTGGTTCTTGCATACAGTTCTGCCCTGCCTTCCAAAATGGGAATCTTGCTTCAAACTCTTTCATTTGTTCCTGATATGCTATTGTTTTTGGGTTGGTCATTTTATTTCTTTTCCCCATTATCGTGGGGGATTAGTCTTGCAATTCTTCTGATAAACATATTGCTCTTAACCCTTTTATAAACTTTCGTATATGTCGGTGAGCCTCTATTGAAATAAGCCCCATGTTTGAAACTTTCTTATCAAGTAACCAATTTTGTATGATTATACTCATTTCAATTTCGGATAACTTTATCTTTATTTTCTTCGGCTTTTTCATCTTAATTATTATTAGATTTAATTATCTCTTGTTTGGTCATTTGAGTTGCTTAATAAATCTTTGATAATTTATAGTGGTAATAGTCACCCCATCAGTTTCAATTTCTTCCTTACATGATTCTGCAATTTCTTTTATCTCCTCTCTCTGTCGGTTAAGTTCTTGGGAGATGAAGGATTTAATCTCTGTATTATCGTAATAGGTATATCGACTAATAGGATTAGCTAAATGTTTATGGACTATATCTGATAATGGTTTATCAAACTTCTCATCAAACCTTTCTTGCCAAGTAGGAATATCCTTCCATTCACCGTCTCCAAATCCTTTACTTGGATTGATTATACTTTCCTCCCATGTTTGTTGGTGAACATAATCTACGGAGTGTTTACCACATGCAGTCATAGTTCCGCTTTCTGGTATTTTTTCTTTTGGATTACATATATCACATGTTTGTTGAGTCATCTTTTTTTATTTAATTTATAATCCCATACCACTCCACACACCTTACATACTTTTTCTTCACGCCATTCACCCTCGGAGAAAGTTGAACTATCTTGCTTGCCGTTAATGTAGTGGTTGCCTACGAGAACTAGTTTGTGGGTAATGCAGGGCATGTTAGTTAATTACGATTTTAGCTTTCATTTTTGAGTAAGCCTGTTTTTGAGATTCTTTTAGATCATTAAACTCCTCTTGTGTAAGTGCTTTCAAGAACGGATCAGTTTTAGGACATGGTATTTCCGTAGCTTCTTCTATCTGACAAAGAAACTCACAGAACTCACCAATTCTTAGATCCGCAGAACTATCTACAATCCTAGTCTTTTCTCCGTAGATTTCTTTTATTCCTCGTGATAAAAACTTTCCTTTTGCCCATGCACGTAATTCTTTTGGTGTATAACCACTAGCCGTTGAAATTAGCGATAGATACAACGCATAGTAATTATTTTGTAACAAACTTCTTTTTGGTCTTTTACTTGTAATATACATAGCTACTTCATCTCCGACTTTAGTCTGTTCGTTTAAGAAATGTTGGTATAGTTTTGGTGCATTTAAAGCTACTTTTTTTGTAACTCCATCTAAACCGACTTTGCCGAGAAAGACTTGTGAGGTATATGAAGGATTGTATTTATTGGTTTTCATCTTCAAGTAATTTAGAAACCCTGTTTATTTGCGATTTAAGCTGTTGTAAGGCATATATGGTATTCCTATCGTACTGGTGTGTTTCTGCTCGGTTATCCTCAATTTTAGGCTTTTGACGAGCAGTTTTTTCTAGTTCTACCCAATCGTTTGAGTGTAATCCTATAATCCACTCATTTTCAGGCATACCATCTAGGTGAATTGCAAGTAATGGTGAATTATGAGCTATAGAAGAATCTCGTGTAACTTGCTTCCAACATTCTTTTAGGTTCAGTTTTTTAACAGTCTTAACTTCCATTGAATAATCTAATCCATTTACTATATCTGATTTATGGGTTGATCCGCCACTTGCTGAATCTCTAAAAGCCTTAAATCCATGTGAACGCAAGAAAGTAGCAAATAAGTTCTCACCATGATTTCCTTTTTTCTTTGCGTTTGTCATTTTATTTATTCCAAGATTTAACTACCCTTTCAGCACAATCTGCAAATTCAATTAACTTTCGGAAACTTTACCCCTAAAAGAGCCATTACCACTTACCAAGCATTCTTACATCATCAGTTGTCAACCGTATTTCTTTACTTGGAGTTGAAAAAGTATCGTGGAAATATAACCTACATTCATCATTCATTTGAGAATGAAAGTCAAAGAAACTTAACATTCTACCTTCTTCATCTACAACATATGATAATGTTATTGGTGGAGAAAAATGATCAACTAAAGTATTATATGCTTGTTTTTCATTCATGGTCTTTATAAGGCTTAGCTATATCTTTGATAATTTTATCCTCCTTAATTTTAGGTTGATAGCCTAATTGTAACATTTTATCTTCTTCCAACGACTGCTTATCCGAATAATCCGAGCCACGAAGTTCAGGACATTCCTGTAAAACCTGTCTAAAGTTTCTATCGTAACTTGCACCAGTAACTATAATATCCTCCATGAGCTTTTCATCTATTCCAGTTTGTAAGCGAGATGAAAACTTATTTAGAAGTAATCGAGCAATAAAGACGTTTTTATTTTTGCGTTCTCTTGCAAGAGGATATTGCTGTAGCTTGGATTTTATTTCGTCAAAGTGAGACATGGTTTTTAGAAAGGTATATCATCAGGACTAATATCAGGAGATAATTCACCTTGTGGTACATCTTTATTCTTAAACATAATACCATCGCCAAGTATTGGTGATTTAATCTTATTTTCTCGTTCCTCTTTTGTCTGTGGGATCGTCACAAAATGAGTTTTCCATAATTGGTACGTATCTCCTTCTTTGAGTAACTTTGCTTCTTTTACTGGAACTATATCAAGTGCAATTTCTCTGACAGTAACTTCCTTACCGTCTTTTGTCTTAAAAGTACGATGAGTTATCATTGATTTATCTATCTTCGATACGTCAATTTTTATTGAGATTTTATCCATATTTATTTCTTAAATGTTGCTACTAGTCTATAGATACTTGTTTCTATAATTATATCAGTTTTTTCGTTGTAATTGTTGTCTGCAAGAAACTTCTGATACTTTTTGTTTGCCTCAAGTTTTGCCTGTGCCTCTGCTTCTTTCTTTTCAGATAACTCCTTATCACGCTTCTCCTTTTCGACCTTTTCTTTTGCCTCACGCTCTATTTTAGCGATAGCGTCAGCCTTGTCTTTCTCTGCCTTAGCTAGAGCCTGTTTCTTTTCTATCTCTGCCTTTTCAGCCATTTCTTTCTTTATCTGTTCCTCTCGTGCCTTTTGGTCAGCCTCACGCTTCTTTTCGACTTCCTTACGGGCTATGTTTGCACTATTTTCGGCAATCTTTTCTTGAAAGAAAGCAACCCACTGCGTGTCATCGAGTGTCAAGATGAAGTCATCTGATACTGGTGAAATGTCGAGTGAAGCGAGCGACTGTTTCTTTCCTGCCAAAAGTGATCTGCGGATTTCCATGATTTTCTTCTGTTCCTCTGCATCAAGAATATCCTTAAACTTCTTTTCAACAGGTTCAGTGATTGCAAGGTACTCGTTACGCTTGTCGAATACTTTACTGCGGAAATCATTTGCGCCGTCTACCATTTCCTTTTCCTGTCTCTTGATTGTTGTGCGTATTTTAACAAACTTCTTGTATTCGTCTTTCACCGCATCAAGATTTGTAATATCAACATACTCCGATTCCTTTGCCATTGTTTGTAAAGCCTCTAATGTATAGTCGAACTTGATTATAAACTCTGTAGTCATATTATTTGTTTGTTAGAGTATCGCCCCACTTTTGGGCTTCTTGCATTATGTAATCAACACCTTGATCTGAAAGCCATTCGTTATAATGGTCTGGCATATTATCGTCAGTTCCAGTGTAATTCTTTGCGTGTATCTCTTGCATGTAATCTTCAAAAGTCATTGTATTTATTTAATTTTAGCTTCAATATCGTTAATAAGTTTCTCTCCGATTGCTAGACCTGTCTTTATCTTCTCTCGCATAACTAGATCAACTCCGATACGCTTGATAAGTAAAGATTTTTTGTAGTTAGGGTTATAGGCTACGAAATCGCACCAAGCTGTATTACATATAAGCATTTGCATTTGCATCTGCCACATATATTTACTTTCAATTTTGAAATCTTCTTCAAGTGTCATTTCAAAATGTTTAGTATCATCAAAGCACTTTATCTCTACAAGACCATCAGGTTGAACTACACCATCAGGACTACAACCTGCAACACTTGATATTCTAGGATTAGTTACAAAACCTACAACTTCAACAGTATTACCTGTCTCAAGTTCGTATAGGCTTCGTGCCTGTGGTTCAAGCTCAATACCACGTTCTAAGTCTTTGTTGGTGTACTGCTCAATGATTGCACTACTGTATTTTTGAGCCATTTTCTCCATTACGAGGGTTTCAAGACCCTTACCTTGATTACCTATACTTTGAGCATTGCTAGCAGTTAAAGGGTACTGTAGGCGTAGTGCGTGCCATTCAGGAGTACCTTGTTCTACTTGATGAATCTTCATGTTATTCTTTATCAGCTTCAAGGATAAACTTTTTCTGTTCAGTTACCATTTTTGCAAACTCCTTTCCTGCACCCTTATTTTCTTCATAGAACTTTTTTAGAGCATCAATCGTTGATATCTGTAATACTTTTTCTCTAAGAGAATCCAATTTTTCGTTAGATTTTTTGTCTTCTGCATCTGTATCCTCATCTCCTGTCAAAATACCAAGTGCATTACAAAAGGCATAACGCTTTGCAAACGTGATACGAGCACCATGCTTTTGTGGATCAGACATGTATTCCTCTGCACCAATAGGTATTTGGAATGAACTAATTTCTGAATGACCGAGCTTGTGAGTAATCTTACAAATAGCAGTAATAGTCTTATCATCTTTCCTTTCATCAAATGAGTAAGATAATCCTGCACTTGCAAGTGGCTTTTGTACTTGTGAGACGATTGAATCAAGAGGAGCATATTTGTAACGAATAGACTTTCCGTCTTTGTTCATTACTGACTTAACTTTTTTGATTACAGGACATTCTGACTGGAATGTAGCTATAGCATCTGTATATGCCTCTCTAGCTTGTTCTGCTTTCAATTCCTTACGCATAGCAAGGAGCTTTTCGAGTGTCTCAATAGAAGCACCCTTTGATATTGCTTGACCTATTAGGCTCTCTACTTCTGTCGCTTCTTTATTTACTGCAATTTCTTTTGTCATAAATTATAATGAATTAATTAAACTATTAAAGTGAAATACATTTACTGCGACTAGCGTAAGTATTCCAATAAGTACGATTGATAATACGAATGAGAAGAATGTACCGAAAGCGTCATGATCTTCTCTAGAACCTCTCTGTATTTCATCTGAGAAATGTGTGTATTTCATATTTGTTTTTTGTAATGACCAACAATCTTTTGTATTCATGCTATTTATTCCAACATTTTTTACTTGAATACCAAGGTTCAGAACCTTTATTTAGAAACAAGTATTTTGTAAATGCCTTGTTATCTTTTTCTTTTGTAAGGTCGTAACCAAGTTTCGTTGCTAATGAACCCCAAGCTGTAACATTCACTTGACCAACTCCTACATCAATAGATTTTGTGCCGTCTTGTTGAACATTGATGTTTACTAATATCTGTCCATCTTTACCATATTGTTGACCGCCTGATTCACATTGAATGATACGATCTAGAACTGGTATTGAAGTTTCTACTGGTACTTGTACTTCTTTCTCTGCATAAACAGTTTGAGGAAATAAGTGCTGTCCAATTTTCAATGCTCCAACTAATGCCCATGCTAGTAAAGTCACAAGTGTAATTCGTTTAATCCATTTGATAACGAATCTGTTAAGACGTTCTGCTAAGTTATAAGTGTGCTGATTTGAGTGAAATAATTTCATAATTTTTAGATTAATAGATTTTTAATAGTCTAGTAATCTGGGTAGGTACTCTATGCTCTCGCCATTTTCTTACTGCTGATCCAATTCATAAACTTTTTTAATCTTTCTTCTTTCTCAATTCTAGTTTCTTCTTCTTGTATCTCTCGCATATCTAGGAATGGTTGCTCTGGAATATCCTCCGAGAGGAACACTTCCTCGATCATTTTTACTTGCTTTTTTGACATAATTACTTTGGCTCTATTCTATCCCCAAGCCCACCGATATTTAGGCTTTGTACAGTATTCAAAGAATCGGAGTAAGGGATAGAATGGAACGGGCTTGTTATGTTTGTAATGTATCGACCCATATAGATATATTAGCAAATGGATATACGCCTGTCAAACGCTACTTATCCACAACCATAACATCAAGCCTTTCACCTTTACTTTTAGCCAGTTTATAACCACTTGTCATATATACATGATATAGAATCTGGTCATCATTGATTCCTTTCAATCTTCCTTGTGTACGGATTATTTTTAGTATAGTTTCAGTACCTATTCCCATAAATACTTTCATTCCTTTTTTAGCATTTTCAACAAGTATTATCATTTTCTTCCAGCACGCATTTTCCTTAGACGATCCGCCTTTTGTTCAATAGTTAATTTAGCCCATGAAGCCTTGCCAGCTTTTGAAGCACTTTTTACACGCTCTTCTGGTGTAAGAGAATTATTGTGTTTGATAATATTCTTTTTTACTTTTTCTATCCATTTTGGTTTGGTAGGCATATTAAGGCTAGTTTAACGCTGAATTTATAAAATGTCAATTACTTATTTATCAACTCTATTTCAAATGTATCTTGTAGTTTCATTACAACACTTCCAAAAGCAGGGGATTTTCCTTTCTTTCCAAGTCCACTTTCAAAATTGATTCTTCCGTTAGGAATGAAGATTTTGCCCCCCCCGATAGCATTATGGAATCTGGCAGTAGTCATAAATTCAATCGGAAATAATATGTATATTTCATTTTTTGATTTCAGATAGGTAAACCATGCCTTTGCAAGAAACTCATGTTTCCTTGTGAATGGTGGATTTATCCATATCCGTTTGTATTGCGACCAGTCTTTTGAAAGTCCATCAGTTTCAACCGTATCAAAATTAGGTACACCAAACTCCATAGCTTTTTCTTTAGTAGTCGCTGGATCATAATCAAACTTACCGAATCTATCTACAAATGACTTCGGTGTGTAGTATTCATTGTCTTTCGTGAATTGTACTTGTGATTTTGCCATTCTTATTTTTGTTTTTTAGTCGAATAAAATATATAAGCTCCGACTGGCTCACCTCTTCGATATTTATCTTTTGCCACCGACAACAAAAAATATAAATCCTCTGGCTTTTTCAAATGAGCTAATCTTATTGCAAAACTTCCTATATCAATCGTTTTTACATAGTTTGAGCTTTTTCTGAATAGTTCCCAGTTAGTTGGTGAATGTTTGATCCGTTTGTTTCTTAGCCATTTCTTGTAATTTTCAATGTTGTATATGTGTCTTAGTTTCTTATCTTGTAAAGACGAATATAGCTCGTAAATATCGTTTAAAAGCATAGAACGCTCTCTCAAAGGTCGTTTTTCTGACAGTAGTTGTTCTGGTAATTTTATGAGTTCTGCGATTGATTTCATGTATTTGTTAAAATATGGCTAACTACTTGTGTTTGTATTATATATCCTAACCTAACCTATACTAACCTATACTAACCTATACTGGGGTTACACTTGGTTGTCTTTTGGTATGACATCTTTAGAGATTCCTTTATTTAAGCTGTATTTTCTAGTTTTTTCATCAATTAACAGCATTGACTTTTCTTTTGTGTATTGAGTAGGTGTATATCTATCCGATCTTATCAAATTATGGATAAGCCAATGCTTTATGACACAAACTCCACTCTCAAACTGAACTATAAACTTTTTGGCTATTAAAATCTTATAATCATCATCTTGTGAACCTAACATACGCATTATCTTTTTTGGGTTAGATATAAAACCATCATCATCAGCTCTCATAGCTAAACTATAATAAAGAAGCTGACAACTTTGAGGCATATCTAAAAATGCATCAGTATCAACTATCTTCATTGAGAACATTCGTCTATTTGCCATATTATTTTTTTGTCTCTTTGCTTACTAATCTACCACTCCACGCCTTGCGAGTATGAAGTAGTAGGCTAGTAAGCAAAAAGCGCAAGACTATTTTTATAAAAGTTCGACATAGATAATTATATACCTTCTTTTTTCATACGCAAGTTTCAAAAGTCTAATAACTTGTGGATAAAGTCATCTTGCTTTTAATCGTACGCCTAGTATAATATACTCACTACATAATATGATACTCATCGCAATATTACTAATGTGCTTTGGATTCTTTGACGCTTCTACGCCAGCTTTTATATTTGGACTTATCCTACTTTTACTTTCATAAAATGATTTTTCTATTTTCAATAATTGCTTTTGCTCTTGGAGTTATAATTGGATTACTTATCGCTATTGTCATGCTTGGTGTTGCTGATAGATACAAGGAAAACATCGGCACAGTAGTTGATAAAGTATCTTCAAAGGTCGTGAGCCACCTTCCTCATGGTGAAGGATACATCATAGGATTATCAGAAGAAGAACAATCGTTTAAGGATAGTTTGAAAGAGAAAGAGAAAACAGGAGAGCCATTAGAATAATTTTAATACAATGTCAGAACAAAAAATAAAACCAGCAGAATTATCAATTGAAGAGCAAGAAAAAAAAGAAATCGCCGCCTTTTTTGAAGACTACAAGAAACTTACAGTAAAACATGGTTACGATATCGGTGCAGTCTTGGATTACGGAAAGAACGGAATACAAGCTCGCCCACAGATTATTAAATTAGAAGCTGAAAAAGTTAATAAATCTAAAAAATAATGAAAGCCACAGGAGAATTTGTACAGGTACAACTACCAAAAGAAAAGCCGAAAGGTTTTGTTTCCACGGAAACTGTTATGCGTGAGGGACAGATTTTATCTGTCGGAATAGAAGCAGGTCAAAAGAATCCTGATCTAAAAGTTGGACTTAAAGCGTTATTTTCAAAAGAGTCTCACGTTATAGAACATGCCAATTTTTTCTTCGTAAATTATAAGTCAATAGTTGCAATATCAAAATGAAAATACTCTCTAACGGAATAGAAGACCGACAAAAAATGATACGAGTTATGGACTTAGTTGAGGAATATGTTTGTTGCACTCTTGGTCCTGGCGGTGGTGCTGTAACCCTAGACCGAGCATTTTCAGTCCCTCGTGTTACTACTGACGGTGTGAGTGTCGCTAAAGCTCTTGAAGTCAATGACGACATTGAGCGTCAGACATTGAACCTTATGTGCGAAGCGGCGGCTAAAACTAACGAAGAGGCAGGAGACGCTACTACTACAACAATTAAGCTATGCCACGCTATCCCTACAGAAGCATTTAAATATTCCGAAAATCCTAAGAAGATAAATAAGTCTATCGAAAAGGCTAAAGTTAAAATTATTGATGAGCTTCGCAAGATTGCAAAGCCCATCCGAACATCAAAAGAGATATTTCAAGTGGCTCTTGTGTCATCTGAATCCGACGAAATCGCCCACATCATCACTGATACATTTGAAGCTGTTGGCAAAGATGGAAAGATTACAGTTGAAGAATCTAAACTACCAAGCACCGAAGTTAAGCTCGTTGAAGGCTATGAGGTAGAAAAAGGCTATGTTCACCCTTTCATGTGTAACAAGGGGAACAAGGCAGAATTTAAAGGTGTCCGTACATTGGTGATCGGCGAAAAACTATCTACAATCGCTGAGTTAATGCCATTCCTAGAAAAAGCCTCAGCTACTATCAAAGAGCTTGTTATTTTCTGTACCGAGATAGACCCAGCCGTACTTAATACTTTTGCCTATAATAAACAAGTCGGTATGTTTAATACCCTTGTAATTAAGTGCGCCTCACAGAAAAACGAAGTGCTAGAAGATGTAGCTTTAGTTACTGGTGCTACTTTCATTTCAAAAGACGCAGGCTATAAGTTAGAAGAAATTACACTTGAAAATCTTGGTAAAGCCGAAAAAGTTATCGCTACAAGTGGTAAGACTATCATTTTGAATGGTGCTGGAAGCGTAAAATCAACTGTAAAGCAATTAAAACAGCAATTAGGCTCAATCACCAATGATAATGATTACGACATGGTAGAGAAGCGTATAGCTCGTTTGCAGGGTAATGTAGCCGTAATTTCAGTCGGTTCAAAGACCGAAGGAGAGACACAGGGACTCTATGACAAGGTAGAAGATGCCGTTAATGCCGTAAAATCAGCTCTAGAGGAAGGAATTGTCGAGGGAGGTGGCATGGCACTATATCGAGTATCTCAAAAGCTCTCTAGCACCGATATAGGCGAACGAATTATGAAGAAAGCTATCCTATCTCCGTTCAAGAGAATCATTGATAACATTGGACTTGATTATGCAGACATTCTAGTCAATATGCCAAAAGGAAAAGGCTTTGATGCCGAGAACGAGTGCTATGTTGACATGATAAAATCTGGTATAATAGACCCAGTAAAAGCTACTCGTTGCTCGATTGAAAATGCAGTCTCATTCGCTAAAGGTCGTTTGATAAACAAAGGAACTATTGCAGTTGTAAAAGTCCCACCAAAATCCGATGAATAGAAAAGAAATAAATTGTCAGTGTGGTAGGACTTATTTAGTATCAGTCGGCCAGATCAGAAAATGTTGGCACGGTCAGGAGAATGGTCGTTACTCCGCAAGACGTAAGAGAGACAAATATCCAAATGAAAACTTTCATGCGAAAACTAAAATGTCAATGCGGAAAACAAGTAACAGTCCTACGGTATAAAGACGGAAAGCGAGTATGTGATAATTGTGAGACGAGAAATCTATCAGGCACATTTTTAAGAAGGCTAGAATTAGAAGCAAAGTATTACGAAGCCGATATTCAACAGCCCTTTCTAAAAGACGGCACACCAAACAAAAACTACGAAGAACTCTATGGCAAATACGAACCAAACAAAAAAAAGAGGAAAGATACTGTACCCGACGACGATGAAGTCATCGAAGAAACTGATTAAACAGTTATCCAAAATCGTAGACAACGGCACGAAAACAGTAACTATTCCTACTCCAAAAGGTTGGAAATGTTCTGTGGCAGGATGTGATACAAAATTTAAGCACGCACATTCAACATTCTTTACAACAAAATGACCTACATACGACAATCTGAATTAGCCTTTATCGATAAGCAGTTTCCTAATGGTTGGACACTTAAAAACAATGACCAAACTAAAGCCTAAGCACAAAGCATTTGCTAAAGAATATGTACTCAATGGGGGTAATGCTACTCAGGCTGTTAAAAAGGTTTTGAAAAAGAAAGATGATAATGTATCTGCTGTTACAGGGGCTCGCATGTTAAGAAATGCTAAGATACAACAGGAAATAGCCAATGTGTCAAAGTCGTTGGCTGATATGATACCTGATGAATTGATTACCAAAAGGCACATAGAGCTTTTGAATAAGAGAGATAACATCGTTATCGAGGGTGAAGTTATTGATAACGGAATAGAGACGCAAGCAGTATCTAAAGGACTTGAAATGGCTTATAAATTGAAAGGAGCATATGCTCCTGAAAAGTCTTTGAATGTAAATGTTGAAGTAAATACCGAAAATCGAGAGAAGATGATTATACTCGCTAAAGAAATAGCCTCTAAGTTAATTTCTGATGAAATAAAATGATTAAAGTACCTTGTCAACATTGTGGAGATATCGTTGAGAGAAAGAACAAAGTTCCAGCTTGTTGCTTTCCTTGCAAAAGAGAAAGAAATATAATGCGTACAAGAGCTAACAAGATAAAACGTGAAAAAAACAATAGACATTAAACCAGAAGAGCTTGAAGCGGTAAATCCGTATCTTTTCATTAAGGGACAAGATATTAAAAGTGAGCGTGGTTTGTCTTTATCATTTCGTGATAGACCATTCCTAAAAGATATTCTAGAGGACATGAGTCCATATCAAGCTATCCTGAAAGCTCCCCAGATAGGCGCTACGGTTATGTTTACTATTAAGATTCTATGGGTAGCTCGATTCTTGAAAAAGGACATTATCTACACTTTGCCTACTATGTCCGATGTCTTTGATATGGTGGGAGATAAGATTAACCGTATTATTGCTCAAAACAAGGTATTCCAAAATTGGACTAAAGACCATGACACGATTGAACAGAAGAAGATAGGCGATAGCATGATTCGTTGGCGTGGTACATTCACTACCAAATCAGCTACAATGTCCTCCTCACAACTAAACGTGCATGACGAAATAGACGCTTCAAATCCTGAAGTCATTACGCAATATGAAACACGTCAGCAAGCGGAAGCAGGTGGTTGGCGTTGGTACTTATCTCACCCTAGTGTAGTTGGAAACGGTATAGACCAATATTGGCAGAAATCCGACATGAAAGAATGGTTTATATTATGTTCAGCATGTAAAGAATGGCAGTTCATGGAGTGGCCATATTCAGTTGATCAGCAACGTCAATGCTATCAATGTAAGTTCTGTCAGAATGAGATTACAGACCAAGATAGACGTGAAGGACATTGGAGAAAGAAGAACCCAGAAGCAGAGTTCAGTGGCTATCATATTCCACAGCTTATTTGTGCATGGATTCCTGCTAGTAAAATCATTAAAGACTTCAAGGAAAAGGAAGCTCAATACTTTCATAATTTCGTACTCGCTTTGCCTTATGCTGATAACAAGTCAAAGGTTACGCTTGAAACGATTAAGGGTATTTTGACGGAAGAAACACAGCGTAAAGGTCGTGTACTATTCGGAGTTGACACAGGTATAAAGATTCGCTGGTGCTATGGAGATATGAATGGGCTTATTGATTATGGCGAATGTGATACCTATGAGGAACTACAGCGTGAGGTAGATAAGCATGATGATTGGATAATGGTAATAGATCAGGGTGGAGACATCATCGGAGTTCGTAAGTTCGCAGATGATAACAAAGGTAAAGTATTTCTATGTTCATTTGTTCAGGATAAAAAGTCTATGAATCTTATTAAATGGGGAGACGGTGAAGAATATGGCAGAGTGCTTGTAGACCGTAACCGTATCATTCAGCAGACTGTAGACGAGATGAACGACAAGCGTATTCTCCTCATGGGTAACTTAGAAAAATGGTGGAACATGTGGCTTCACTGGTCACATATGTATCGTATCGTTGATGAGGATAGAATGGGCAATCTTGTTTATGTCTGGGAGCGTTCAGATCGTAACGACTGGGCTATTGCTATGGTGTATTACCGAGTAGCCTATGACAGATTCGCAGAGAATGAGAGCCAGTTCGTTGGTGGTAGTGAAAGGAAATCAGTAATACCAGAAGCACCATATCGCTATCACAACAATACGACAGATGGTATACAATTAACAATGCCAGAAGTTTCTCCAAAAGAATCGGACTGGCGCTACACATAATTTATGACAGCAATTATCACACTATCAGACCAAGATACAGAAGCATTTAAGCTATTTATGCAACATTACGATAAGATTAAATTCATGCTTGATTCTGGCGTTTTTAGTGATATAAAGCGTGGTTCAGCCACCATTAACTTTGACAAGAATGGGGATATACTTTTAATTGAACGGCACTTATACACATACTCCCCGAAGTCAGATAAGTTTAGTGTGGTATAATTTAGGTAGCTGTTCTTTACAAAATTCATGAGGATATGATCAAAGCTAATAATCGCAAATTTCCCTCTCTGGGGATTTTTGCGTTATGGGGTTATACACAGTCTTGACTTGTTTGCACTTATAAGATAGTGGGTATATAATTAACTCGTAACATAATAAAACGCTTAACCTGATTCAACAGAGGCGCAAAGATTTATTTCTTTTGCGTCTCTTTTAATATTTAATAAACAAAATATAAAAATGGCAGGCATACTAACATCTGGATTTTACTCACTATTCGCAAACTATAACAAGGCGAAGGGTAAAAATGCTGACGGAGAAAAACAGGAAGGACTAGTTGAAAGTCTCGGTGAATTAACTTTGGACATGGATGATACCGAATTGCGTGATTTAGAAAAATCATGGAGATTACTTTATGACGGATCAACTACTAAGAAACAAATACACGAAGCTGGAGACATCAATCAGCGTTATTGGATTGGCAAGCAGTTCCCTGATAGTGAATACGAGAATGGTAAAAGACCTCTAACAGATAACATAATCTTTGAAGCGGTTGAGACAATGATTCCTCAGGCTACTCAACAGAACCCTGAACCTATTGTCGGTTGTGATAACACTACTGAGATGAAAGAAGTTGCTGACAAGATTCATATGGCTCTCGAATATCTTGCGCAGTACAATCATCTAAAAACAAAATTGAAGAAAGGTGTTCGTCATTGGAGTCTACGCTTCTTAGGTGTATGGCAGATTGGTTACAACGGAGAGGAGAATGAAATTATTGTTAAAGCTATCAATCCTAAAGACCTAGAGCTCGACCCTAACGGTTATATTGAGGATGGAGAATATGTTGGTGAGTTCTTGAATCTTAAACTCTACGATACTGCTCGTAATCTTATTACTCGTTTCCCTGAACATAAAGAAAAAATTGAAAAGGAAGCACAAGGCAAGCTCGGCTCACTCATGGGCTATAAACAATGTTGGACTGATGAGTATGTATTTTATAAATTAGGAGATATTATTTTACATAAATCAAAGAACCCTAACTTTAATTATCCTAAGCAACAGCAAACAGTAGATGCAACAGGTGCGCCTATTACACAGGAAGTCCCTGGGCATAATCACTTCCCTAGACCAAAAATTCCATTCGTATTCCTAACAGTCTTTGATTTAGGTACTCAACCATGTGATGAGACAGGGTTAATTGCGCAAGGACTTGTTACACAAGACAACATCAACAAGGGATTAAAGCAATACGACAGAAATGTAGATAACATTAACGGTGGTGTTGTAGTCAATGGTTTGATGTTCAATAAAGAACAGGCAGCACAGGTAGCAGAAGCTCGTAGACAAGGCAGAACAATCGTTACTCCTGGCGAACCTTCTAAAGCCCTCATGTTCCCAGAGAACCATGATATCCCAGAAGTCGTTTATCAGCGCATACAAGACGATAGGACACGTTTTATGGCACGTTTTGGTGTCAGTGGCTCAACAGCAGAATCTACTTCGCAAGAGGAGACTGTACGAGGAAAGATTATTGTCGGTCAGCAAGATACTTCTCGCACAGGTGGTGGTGTTACCGAAATGCTTGAATTGGCGGCTGGCAGAATCTTTAATCACTTCTTACAGATGATTTATGTGTACTGGGATACTCCTCACATGATTTCTGTTATTGGACCAGAAAACACTCAGCAAATGGCACAGTTGCAAGCAAGTGAAATCCCACAAGGTAGAAAGTTTACAGTAAATGTTCAGAATGGCTCACTCGTTCCACAGGATGAGTTGTCCGTATTTAATTCTGCTCTTTCCGAGTACGAAGCTGGATTGCTAGACCCTTTGACTTATTTTGAGAAGACAAAAGATAAGAACCCTACTGAAAGTGCTATGAAGTTAATGATGTATAAACTCTTGCCTCAACAGTACATGCAGGAATATCTAGGTATGCAACCACCTATGCCAACGGCACCAACTCCTAATGCTCCTGTTTCGACAAGTGGCGCTCCACCGAATAGCGTTACTCCGTCAGCACCGAACCCTAGTCCAGTTCAGGCGCAAGAGAAACAGATTATTAGCCAAGTTCCT